TTTGGATCATAACATTTCCGGCCCAAGTAGCTACAATAGCTTGTAGATTACCATCACCCTCTACATCCCTGTATCCCCAATATTCCTTAACTACGAAACGCTTACGCGCTTTATGACTGAAATTAAAATTCTCATCAACTTTACTATTAGGAGCTACTTCAGGTTCGTTTAGTGTAGATGAAGTTTCAACCATAATCTTATCTAAGTTCTTAAACTTACCTACAGCTTTCAATTCTGCAAGAGAGGACTCATAACTGTAAATAACAAATTGTGCCTTATCTAAATCACCCTGGCACGATGGATCAATAGTTACATTACGATAATCACATACTTCAACAGTCGGATCATTCTTAAGTGTAACCAATTTTGTTACTTCTTTAGTTCCAGTACGGACACGCTCTACAGCGCCTCCCATTTCCATACCTTTTTCATGTAGTTCCTGGTCAGCAGGAGTCAATTTCTTGAACTCTTCCGGAGCCTGGGTCATCATCTGATGGTTTTGTTGAAACTTTTGTACAATAGCTAAGCTTTCAGTTAGACGATATTCATATACTGGTTCATTAGTAGTGACTTCCTCTTCCTGGAAATCCCAACCTAAACGGCAAATTACTGTACCCTCATCAACTGCAGCACGTACGTACTCATCAATAAATTTAATCTTTTTAATCTTATGGTTGAATTGACTATTTAAAACCAATCCATTCTGTCTGGCAGAGGTGCGGTCCTCAAAGGTAACCGGTGCAGTATTAAATAAGTCTTCTGTGCTTAGAAAAGGTTCACTTAGAGCGGCATAACGCCATTCAGCTTGTTTACGAATAACCTTAGGAACATATGAAGATCTACCAGCACGCTTTTTAATCTTAGCAGCACCTGTAACATTTAAGTTATCGAGCCAACTACCTACTTTATTAACATGAGTATCGTGAGCTTGTTTAGCATCTTCTAAATCTTGCTTTAAGTCAGCAACAGTGGGCTCTTTTGCCCATTTTTGGAAAGGAGTAGATTCAGCTACATCGACTACATTTTCTTCAAAAATGCGTAAATCTTCTTTATCTTTTGGATCGAATGAACTCATATATTACCTTATTTCCTAATCTTTTATGGAATTTGCAGTGGCGGCCAAAGATATGGGGACTACCTGCACTAAAAACCCTACGACCTTTAAATACAGTATCATAGAGCTCGAAAAACATTCTGTGTAACTCTTTAGGCGTAGGCCCTACCGGGAATGTAACTACATACCCTCCGATAGAACGATTATACGCGTATTTCATGGTATTAGTCAATAGTAGCTCTACTTCTCTACATTATGAGTAGACTTAATTATACCCATTAAAGTGTTATTACGTTCACTCTTCAGCGCAGAGCGACGCTGTAACTTAATGAACGCCTTACACTTAGATCTACGTAAAGCTTCATTAACTGGATCTATTACTCTCGGAGCCAAACAACCCCACTCACTATCTAATATCTTAAGATTAGCCGGGATAACTAATGGGTCCGGATAAGGTAAAGGATTTGTTATATAAGTAGTCCCACACCCACTAAGAAAAATAGTTAGGGTCAATAGGAGCGCTTTGAGTTTTAATTTCATTATTAAGTCCTTTGTTAATTTCTTTAATGGCCTGAGCTTGCACCTTCCGGTTTTCAACCTCCAGTGCAAGCTTGTCCTTAGCTCTTCCAGCAACTTGTACTTGGAACATAGCGTATACAACAGCCAAGGCGAAACCCAGGGCAGCTAAACCCCAAGTCTTCAATGTACTTATGCCTGGTATGCTCATAATAACTCCTTCTTTGTAAAGTTACACATAAAGGTTTGACCCATAAAGTGAATTAGTAATACCATATAATTTAGATATCCATGATGTAACCAGCACTGAAATATACTCATAGGCTCCAATATCGGGAGAAGCCCCACGAGTAACTTCTAGATAGTCCCCTGCTGCGGATAAAGTTGCATGCCCATTATCGACGCAAGGTGATCCAGATCCTATGGTTAGATCTTCATTTGCCGCGTCTGTATAAAGCGGATCAGAAACCTGATCGTTATCACTAAATACTGAGGCTGTTTGCCACGCTGATAAAGCCCCTGTTGTTGTTAGTTCATAATCAACAGAAGACGCGCTTGGGGCATAAGCTACGTTATTATCTATAACGTCATAGTTCGTGGTATCTGTAATAGAAAGCGGTACATCCAATAGAGAAAATACGCCAGTTGTTGTCGAATGAACAGAATTTGAAACGATATTAAATCCTGTACCTTCTGAGGCTTCTATACCTATTCGGATATTGCCGTATATAGAATTATTCCGTATGTTGATATCAGTGTTAGGCCCATTCCCAGTGCCAACTGTTTCATCGGTACAGCTTATCCCTTTTGAAGTGAAGGCAGTTTGATTCTGTATAATGATATTATTTTCTATTACTCCTCCATCCCATGCAGAAGCATTTATGGCAACATTGCCAACATTCTCAATTTTATTTCTATAAATATTTATGTTAGTAAATGTCTCTACAGCGGCATGACCAGTATTAATACTTATCCCCCACGCACCATTGCCTGTTGCATCACCAGCAACATCTTCATAGATATAGTTATCGTAAATATCCATGTTAGTAATGCTAGTGTGTCCGACGAGAGATGTTCCTCTTGGAGTGCCTGAATTAAGGGCGGACTGATACAATGTATTATTTCTAATAATTACATCGCTCCCGCCTGTAATATAAATATTATGGAGTAAAGCACTACCACCTGTAGCGTTATTATGACCGTTATTAGTGATTGTGTTATTGTCTATCAATAATCCAGTAGACGAAGCTAATATACCTTGCTGGTAGTTATTTTTAATGTCGCAATTCAAAACCTGTACATTAGAAGATACTCCAGCGGTAGAATTAACGCCGATACCTACACGCCAACCATCGATAGTCACCCCATCAAAAACAACGGTATCTTTTTCTTCCTGATATAAAAAAAGGAAATCAGCAGACGCGCCTAAAGTACCATCATACTTATAACTGGTATTTTTGAAATAATAACCTTCCTGATTAACCGCTGAACCACTAATTTTTAAGAAATCAGAGTCCAAAGCAACAGAAACATAGGGTTTCGCATCAACAGCTTGCGTGTATTCTGTAGACGTATAATGATCTAAATAAATACCGCTACCAGTAAAACGCATCTTATCAGAGGTGGTGGCCGGTGTTGTTGGAGATCCGGCGACAGTAAATTCAAAGGTTGTTGTTGTTGCCGCAGTCAGAGTAGCCGATATATTATAATCAGATTGATCGCAACCAGTAATAGTTGTTGTGTCTCCAACTTCTAGATTATGTGTATTAGTAGCGGTTGCTGTAGCAGTAGTCCCTGATCGAGTTATTCCTGATAAGGTTGTAACACCGTTATCATTTCTAATAGTCCAACCTGCTGCTGTAGTAAACCCTCCGCCCCTAGCCATTAAGAACTGAGTCCCTGCGGGAGCAGACCCGTGTAAAGAGACTAATTTACCATAAGTCTGGAAAGCGTTGGCGTCAGTTAATCCACTATTAGTATCATCACCAGCAGTTGCATTAACATCGGCACCGGTTTTCGTGTCTCTAAAGTAATATATAGGAGAGGTAGACATTTTTAATTACCTATAAACAGAGTCACACTCGGCGTAGTGCCACCAGATATTGAAGCAATATTAGCCTGGATACTAGTCACTGGGCGATCCCCTAAATGAAAAATATTGCCATCTGCAATTACATCATGAAGAATAATTTCATGGAAATTTTCTCCATCAATTGATGCCTTAATACTTACGGTAAGTGCAGTAGGGACTCCTGTAGTATTAATCTGGAAGGTAGTAGCTTGATTAAATGTTTTACTATTATTTCCATTATCAGCCTCTGTAACAATTTTACCTGGGGTTGTATCTGTTGCTGCGTCTAATATTTTTTGTAACATAGTATCCTCTCTTGGATTTTAAATTTATTTACTTGCTAGAGCTTTTGTTGTGATTGCACGAAGTCCAACATTACCCACAATAAGGATGAATGATACAATACCATAAGTACTGGCACCTAATAAAGGTTGTAATAGGCTTAAAGCAGGTTCTGCTGCTAACAACATACCTACGATGGTATTAAACCAGATAGTTTTGGACTTAACAGCCCCTTTAATTTCTTGTTTCATTTTATCTCCTAAAGTATAATTAGAACACACACTAATTTAGCTATACTGCTACTACTAAAACCTTTAAATACCAGTTTATTACAGATGAGAGCGCAATACCAGCTACAGATATACCTGTAACCCAAGCCAATACTTTAGTTTCAAATACTTTTAGTGCTGTTGTATTTTCACTCATCGTTACTACATAATCTTCTAGCGTATCATAGATACGGTCAAAGTGTATTCGATCTTCTTTCTTATGGTCCTCAAACTCTTTATTAGAGACTGCTTGTAGAGTCTCTATCTTAGCTAAGGATACATGTATCTTCGTTACATCATCTGGGGTCATTATTACATCACTCATTCGTTATACCTATATCCCTTAAAAACATTGTCCAGGGAAATCCTTCTCCTGGATCTACTTTACGTTCTGGCGAGATATCACTATGGCGTAAGACTTCGGTAATACCCCAGTGTTTAATCCAATATCTAACTTGCTCTACGCCTACTTCATACTGTTGTGCTGTTATGTATGAAGTACGTATAGTATCAATAAATGTACCGTATGTGTGTACTCCAGCTACAAGAAACTCTAGCCCTAAAGTGTTAGTATTGTGACCTAAAGCATGGTAAGCCCCCTGGGTATCTTTACGACACCGGTAGTTTTCACCATCTGGAGCTATTATAGCATGGGCGGACAAACCAACTCCAGCTAAAAATTGTACTGCATGCTTCTCCCACCCCACTCCGCCAATAAACTCCCCCATAGCGTGAATAATTATAGCTTTAGGGATTTGATTCCCTTCGCCATGACTTAAATATGTTTGTACCATTATTAGCCTAGAATCTCACTTAATGTTCTCGGTATATCATTAATCTATATACTGAATGGTTATCCAACCACGATTGAACGCAGTCGCATTATAATTTGTCGAGTCGAACGTGCCAGACGTATGACGAAACAAACTTACATTTGTGCTTGAAGCGTTTATATAATGAGCACCTGTTCCGCTACTATTAAAAGCCATGAAGTCATAGCGGAATAAATCATCATCGCGACGAATCAAAGCGGAAATACTTCGTATTTTTGATAACGTTAAACCGTGTGCGACCTGTGCAAACGTGTCAGCGTCCATGTCCCAGTCACCGATGTCAATAACTTTTGTATTAAGTCCACCTGTAACATTTTTAACAAAAGCAGTTGTCGGTATCTTAAGCGAGTCGTCGCTTGTAGCCGGCGACGCATTTAAAATAGCACCGCCAGACGCGGTGGTTAATTGTAAAGCATTATCATAATAAAGAGCGACTTTTGTTACAGCTCCACCCATTATCATGGCGTAATGAGATGCACCACCGGCGTTATATATTCGGTGGGCAATTGTTCCACTATTAACCTGTTCAATAAATAGCATGTCACCGGTGGCATTATAAAACCTACCATTGGTACCGTCGTGGAATATATCAAGGTCGTTGCCAGCACCTAAATACAGGTGTTTGTTATCATCGAGGCTAACATCACCAACAAAAGACGCATTATTAGAACCATCAAAAGTTATAACATCACTCAAAAGCGTTTTAACTTCAGCAGCCGATTGATCCGCTGTTGCCCCATCTTCTACATTAAGAGCCGTTCTTAATGCTGATGCTGTAATACTACCAATTAACCCAGCAACACTTGTTACTTGTTCTGTATTATCAAGCTTATCCCAATCAGTGCCATTATATATAATAGAATCACTAATAGCAAAATTGGTACCACTAATAGTACCTGCGACACTTATTTTGTAGAAGAATCCGAGTTCAGGTGCACCTGGATATACACTACCTGAGGCATCCCAATCACCTTGATATGTTAGAGCACCTACAGCAATAGCTTGGGCTTTCTTCATCCAATGAAAGGCGGAATACTCATCACTTAGATTACCTTCAGGTACCAAAGTGTTCTCTGGGTAATTCGCCCAATGATCTGCTTCTACCACACTTGCAGCAGTTGTAATTACATCGCCATTAGTTGTTACTGCATCAGCGTTAGTTGTAACTACATCGGCATTGGTTGTATTAACATCAGCAGATGTTAATACAACATCATTATTAGTAATTAAAACATCTGCATTAGTTAAACCTACATCATTATTTGTAGATACTACATCAGCATTAGTCAGAACCACATCTGCGTTAGTTATGATGACATCTAATGCAGTTTGTATACTATCCGCACCTGTGGAAATAACATCTAGAGCAGTTTGCACTACATCTGCGTTGGTAATAGCAACATCAGCGTTAGTTGCAAGAACATTTAAAGCAGTAAGGAATACTGCTTCAATAGCTGCATCAATCTTACCATTAGCTATATCAGTGCCAACTAAGTTAACATTAACAATATCTGCAGCAACTACTGCTAAATCTGCTAATGCAGCATCATCTGACACTTTTAGAATAGAGTCTATATTATCAGCTACTTCTTTAACGATATCATAAGCAGTATTAATATGCTTCTCAACTGTATTACCTTTAGTATATGTTTGTGGTCTTAAAGCCATCCGTTATCCCCAAATCTTGTGTTAGTAAAATTATCTTCAATTGCTGTACCAGTATTTTTAATTACTTGAAGAGCAGATAAGTAGTTTCCCTGATGAATACGCCCTTTAGGATTATCAGCTCCATCAGTAGGAGTGTATATCTTCCAGGCAATAAATGAAGTCAATGCCTCCATAAAATGGTAAGGTAAATCTACCTCTTCTGTACTTGAATCAAGTAAACTTGTGTCTATTTCATCAGGTAAAGCTCGATATATAATCGATAATATGTTTTCCCGGCTAGTATAGGGAACTTGTAAAACTGTAGGTGAAGGGGTAAATACAGAAGAGTCACTATGTAAATCATTTAAAGGTACTTTACCTCCAATTTCATTATATACTTCATCTACTACAATAATATTATCTGTGAATTTATAAACAGTTGTAGCATCAAGTATATGTTTTGTCTCTAATGACTCAGTATTACTTTCAGCATAATCAGACGTAAGAGGATAAATATTTTGCCCATCCCATAATTGTAATGTAAGGTCACGGGTACGCAAAGCAAATTGGGTATAGAGTTCTACCATACCAGCATTAACAAGTGTAATTAGTTTTGGGTAGTTATCTAGGGAAATCTCACCAATATCATCAGATCCAATTGAAAGGTGTGATAAAGTGTTATGGGTAAGGTGTTCAAATATCTTAGAGAGGCGCATATTTCATTCCTATATGGTTGAGGGTCTAGTATACACAACTTACAAGAACTATACTAGGTATGAATCCAAATCTGAGGATACTTCTCTCTCCTCATCTTCCCAAAGAGGATCAAGTACATTAGTCAATTCAGCCTCTGCTGGCTTAAATGTTGTTAAAGAAGCTAACATTGAGATAGTATCACAGCAGTCATCATGCTTGGATTTGAATTCTGCCGGGGTCACCAGGGTCAATTCCTCCATGAACTCAACAATACGTGGATCCATCTTCAATTCTTCAGGAAACCACATCTGGTGAGTCTTAAACATCGGAACCATAAGGTTAAAGCGCTCAATCTTCTGTGTTGAAGGGCGAATACCAGGTTTCTTACCATTATTATCTGATGCCAGGTTGAAGAAGATGTTCTTCTCAATCATTTTATCAGTAATCCAGGGTATGAATCCACCCTGTTGGCCAGATACTTCGATACCTACTGCCATAGGCTTATACATCTGAGCTAATCGGAACAAATCATCAATGTTCTTGTCCATTAACTGCTTCTTAACAATACCATCAACCCAGAACCAATCACCTTTATTGTTTAAGGCCCATACTGAGATAACACTATAGTCTGCTGCAGTCTTATCACTGGTAGCAAAGTCAGTTGTAATGTAGAAGTTGAATAAGTGGCGATTCTTGATCAAATTACGACGTTTATACCACATAATATCAGAATCTTGGATCAACCGGTCCTCTTCACTCATGATGCGCAGCATTAATTCCTGATTGAAGGATGCTAATTTACCTTGACGCATTGCTTTTTTGTACATCTTGTAGACGTAGTCATAATCGAATCGGTCTTCCCAGGATCCTCGGAATTCTTCCCGGGAACATGGAAACCTTTCGCACACGGGGTAGACATTAACCCTCCAGGCACCGGATTCGACGGCTTTATACAAAGGATCTCTAGCATTGAAGGGGGTACCTGACCAGATAATTTTTCTTTTCTTTGGGTGGAGTGCATAATCGATTGCCTTTGTTACAGTATCTTCAACATCAGCGATTACTGTTGCAGACCGTGCATCAGCATCACTAATTAAATCATCCAGGAGAGCTAATACAGGTCTACTACCATTTTCACGAGTACCACGAACACCGGTCTTAGCACCATATCCAGATACAACGAAGCTATTCCCGTACTTGTTGATAAACTCCCATCTTACATCAGTAAACTTGGTTATAGGTATATACTCCTGTAAGAAGTCTGAATTATTCCATCGGTACTCCAGTGACTTACGCATCTTCTTAACACCATTCTCAATACTATCAGATACATACAACGCATAGGGGACCTTACCAAATACAGGTAATTCTCCGTACAAACCAATATATAATATTAGGTATTCTTTTAGTGTGGACTTCGCGATACCACGATGGCACATGTTGATGAGATCAAGACCTTCCTCATCATCGGCTATAAAACCATCAATCATATGATAGTGTACCACTGGGGTCTTATTCTCAGATTCTCCACCATCCACCATCTTAATAAAGTTAACAAACTCTAATGCAAATTGGCTTGGCACATAGGAAGGGTCTACTTCATAGCTAATTTCATCCAGATAGGATGTAACCGTACGGAATACCTCAATACCCTCTTCAAAGACATTAGTTGACATCTTTTAGTTCCACAGCTTCACCCTGGATGATCTGACTATGCGCAATATCCTTAGCAGTCATCTCACCACGTTCAATTGCAGCCTGTTGTTCTTTAGCTAGAGCCAAAGTAGCCTCCCGTAACATATCAATCGATTTATCCTGCTTGACACCAATATCAAGCTCAATCTTCGTAGCCTCAGGAACCTTGAGATGGGTTAATACTGAGTTAGCTGCATCTGACTGTACTTTCTCACTATTAGCATGGACCATTAGGTATGCTTGGCGATTAAGAGCTTTCTGATATAGATCAGCATTCAGAATATAGCTTGGAACTAATGTCTGCTCAAACACCTTAACAACTAACTTGGTTTTGTTATACGCAGCAACATAGCTGGATAAAATCTTACCAATAGCTTCTGGTGCTAAGTGCTTGTTTTCAGTAACAACTCGTTGGTACCGGTTAGGGAATGTTTTGGTATAAGCTTCCACATTAGAGCTGCCCATTAACTTATGGGAGACATAACGCACAGCATCAATATAAGACTGGATCTTATACTTACCATCTTGCATTACACCGGTGTAACTTAATAGGTTATCCCGGTAATTATCCCGAATCCCAGGATCACTAATGACCCCATTAATGTTCTTAATCATTTCAGGGGTTAATTTCGCTTTAACCTGTTTTGGAAGTACACGCTGAAACTGATCTATTGTCAGTTGTTCATCTGTATACGCTGTAGTTGGAAGTGTGGACATAATGAGCCTCTATCTGTAAAAGAATCATTATAGCATTAAGGGAAGGTATAGTACAAGAGGCACAAGGGGGTAGCGTCAGCGTACCCCGAAGTGACTCAATTTTTATTTAATATATTTAAAAGGTTTACGACGCAAACGGTCAACTAATTCATTTTCACCAGTTCGAGCTGGAGTGGTCTTACCTTTAAATTTAGGATCAATCTTACGTGTAGCTTTTGAACCACCAGATGTAGCGGTAGATTTACCATAACCACCTAATGAAGACAAAGGACGAGTATCTTTCTTCTTACCTGATCGATATCGTTTATTATACTCAGAAATCTCATCTAATTCCCGTTGCTTACGAGTACGACCTTTATTACTAACATCAGCATTCTTACCTAACTTGTTTTCATCTACCAGGTTAATCAACTTAGTTTTATCACCTGCAGGTACTTTACCAGCTTTACGTGCTTTAATGCGTGCCTGTTCTCTTTGGTATTCAGTGGCCATTACTAACTCCTATTAGCTTTTGGTTTGTTCTCTCGCAAACAATTCACGAGAATCATGTAAAATATAAACTTCAACCTCACCATTCTGAAGGAAATCTTCAGTATCTACAGTTCCGTCATCTAATACTACTACTCTTACTTCTTTGTCATTGGGGCAAATAGCCTCAACTGTTACTCTTGATGTCATAATGACCTCTTGTTTGGTGGTTGTTCTAGGTAACGATCCTAGGATGCCCGAAGGAACGGATTTACAGTCCGCACACGATCCTTACGTGTCTACACAACCGGTAAATGGCAGAGATGGAAGGTATCGAGCCCTCTCATGTCGGGATCAAAGCCCGATGCGTTCCCATTTCGCCACATCTCTATATAATGGTTGAGGTAGTTGGACTTGAACCAACGACCCTCCGGTTATCAGCCGAATGCTCTACCAGCTGAGCTACACCTCATAAATTTGGTCCGGGCGGTAGGATTTGAACCTACGTATTCCTGGCTCCAGACCAGGACGATGACCAAGCTTTCGTTACACCCGGAAAGTAACCTCTCTGGTGCGCTTCGTTGCTGATAGGCGTGAGAGGTGTTGTTTGATTATTTTACGTACAATCCATACGAGATCTTTATCACCACCTTCATATATTACACATGTGTGAATGTTTCCAATCTATTTCCAGTATATTCGACAAGAACCCTCTGGAAGGTCCCGAAATAAATACACCCCGGTTACTCCAGGATATACCAGCTGCCTAATTGAGTACTATTCTACACCTTCCTTCTCTTTGGTGCAAGATCTTCCTCTTAACTTGTTATGTGTGTACATTGATAAAGTAATACCAAGTGCACCTCCAATACCCATATACACCCAATCTAAAGGACTAGCCATAGCAGCCTCTCGATATACAGTGAACTGAGCAAAGGCTATACAGAACGAAGTTCCTGCTGCCATGAAGTACTTATCATGCTGGACGTTCTTCTGCTGGAATCCTAATAGGAACACACTAAGGAAAGTTATTAAACCCAGGATCATATTAGTATGTACCTAACAATCTTTCCAAAGAAACAAACTCTACATCATGGTCCAAATAATCATATCGATTAATAAAAGGCTTCAGATGGACAAATCCCCGTATTTCTGTATTATTGGCTCCACGGTATGCTTCATCATGAATATAAAAGGATCCTGCACATACACCAAAGTGTGGCCGACCCTGTAAATTCTGACGACGAGCATATTGAAACTGTTGTTGGTGCCCATGAACAAATGAATGGGGGAACTTATTCATCTTATTCTCAACACCACCACCTACAGGTCGCCCTGAAGCAGGATTTGGCATGAAATGGTTGAAACAAATATCTCCAATCCACAATGGATCAAGGAAACCATGGACTGTCCAACCTAAACGCTCAATCATACTCTCTAAATCAATCAATCCTAATAGATGAGTATGAGTGCCTACCATACGCATTAGTCGATTCTCATGGTTACCCATAATAAAATCTAATGTTGGGAGGTACCTCTTCTTTTTCTCAATACGATTACGTGTATCGATATAATCTGTAATGATCTTCAACGCCTTCTGACCTGAACGCAAGTCATCAACTAAACGACGACCTTCTTTCTCTTCCTGAGTTGCATAAAAACTAAGTGATTCAAAATCCCAATGATCACCAATGTGCACAATATGTGCTGGCTTGTGTTTCCAGATATATCTGGCCAGGCTATGAAGGTGTTCCAATGGAGCATCTTTCGTAATCTGGGTGTCTGCAATAACAAGTATATCACCCTCTGGTATAATACTTGGCTTTCCGGTAGGAGAAAAATTCATCCGACTTCCTCAGTTCTATTTAAAATACCCCAGGCTAAAATAACCCGGGTCTTTATTTTACTTTAGTGCTTTTAATAATAAACGTAGATTTTCAGGGGATAAATCACCTGCTACTTCAAACTCATTAAAGCGTGAGTTTCTATCCTGGCATGCTTTACGTAAATCTAATTGGAAGTTTTCAGTAACATCTAATTCTACTGCTTCATCATCAAAAGTAAGAGTAACAGTGAGGGACACTACTTCTTCAGATACGGCATCAGAAGTAACTTCTTCAGAAATTTCGTCTTCAGTCTCCGATTCCGCTGGCGCTACATCAGAACCTTCATCCTTAGTTTCTTCAGAACTTACTTCAGCTACCTCCTCAGAAGTAGCGTTCCCATCGGCTCCGCCAGTTTCGATTAATGCTTCAGTCATTTCGTCTAACTCAACTTCATCTACAACTACTTCTTTATTTTTACTAACCATATTATATACCTATTTATTAGCTGTCTTGGATTAAACGTATAGATCTGACAGCTCCAAGATCTATAAAGGTAACCATCTTAACCTTAATACCGTAATCTTTCAACTTATTACGAACCATAGGTAATACAGTTTTCTCAACTTCAAAGAGATCAACATAATTAATCTCTGATACTTTAGTTTGGATCACACCCATTGTAATATCAGCAAGTACTTCCTCACAATCATACATATTAAGTAAGTACTTCTTTATATCATTTATGCTATAAGTCACAATAGCACTTATAACAATAGACTTATCATCGAAAGTAGTTAGAGTCTGGGAAGATAAATTTAGTGTTGTAATAACTACTGTTTCAGTTTCTTCAGCCTCAAGTATAGGCCACTTCCATCTAAGCCCGGGTTCTACAACTCGTTTAAAGAGACCCAATCGCTTAACTATTCCCATTTCAGTTTGATCTACAATAAACACTGGGCTTAAAGTATCTTTCAAACCAATAAGTAAATCTAATAGTCTCTCAAACATACTATTCCTCTATCTGTCGTTTAAGACTCGCAATGGCCATATCAAATTTATCATTCATTACATACCATTCGTTATTCATAACTTCCTGGTTGGTAAAAGCAAACTGTTGGCCATACACCTCAGGATGAATACCCCTGTGTTGATTACTTGGTACAATTACTTTAATTTGGACCAGGTACCCTTCTTCTGATTTACTACAATTAATTTGAGAATCATAAGGAGCCAGGGCTTTCTGTGCTTTATCTAATGCATCAATTATATCAAATTTCATTTTACGCCTTCTTACAAGTATGGGGGAACCAAGCATTTAACATCTTATTGTATTTAAACACCTTTTCTACTAGTGTGTGGACTGCACTTCGTTCCACATGGTAGTACATACCTTTTACACATACAGTTGTTACAGTGGTCTCAAACGAGTTAGTAGTCACTAACATTAGTAAACCTATTAATAAATTTTTCATTTCTTATCCTTGTTAGTAACCACTAACATACTTGAACCATGGAATATATTAACTCCATTTCTAATTACCTGGGTTGGAGGGATATACTGTATCTGTATATTGTCCTTCCTCTTGATTTCATTCTCCAGGATTATCTCCTCATTCGTGAAGTTCACAGTAGTGTCCATTCTATCTTATTATGAGACTGTGGATCCATAATAGTATTAATATACCGTCTGGCTTGCTCCTGGTAATCTGCTGGAACTACAGCCATAGCTGAAGTAGGACGGGAATTATTCCTACGTAAACCTCTACAATGTAATCCATCTGAATGGAAATTAGCTTTTACTGGTGTGGCATCTGGGAAGTGGAATTCTACGAACATACTGTACCTCTACTTAGTGTATAGGAGTAGTATAGTAGTATAGAGATGTTAGTGTCTACTATTTATATAGTGGAGATGTAGCAAATGAGTGTCATAGTAACCATAATAGGGTGTTATGTACCTTGTAGTAGTCAATCTATGTGTTGCTATTAGTCTAATGTGCAATATATACATTGCCTAAGTATATCTAATGTGCAATATATGTGTGGTGTTTTTATTATAATTTTTTCAGGTTTTTTTGGAATTTATAATTTAGAGGCTGGTGTATTACTAATAGGCAAAGCCCATCAAAACCGAAGCACCCCCCGGTAGCTTCATCATTAACTATCTTTTAATCTCTCTGTACACACACTACACACAAGATCAAGAGCAATCTCTACAACGTGGATATATCCTTACATTAACTTAACACATACCATGGAGCACATCATATGAACCCTTTCAAAGCAACAGGCAACGCAATCACTTCAGTCATGAACACAGTGGAATCACTCACACGTGTGGCCGAGAAGACCATCAACCTAGCAGAGAACGAGATCGATGCACTAGATGCAGCACAACAAATCCGTCTAGACGAAGTCTCATACGAACGTCAACAGCTACAAGAAGCACGCTTAGCTAAACGAGCAGAACTCAACGACTAACACTACGGAGCCTTCGGGCTCCAACACCTAACCCTTAGATAGCGGGTATATAGGGGACTTCCCAGGGTCTGTAAGAAACTGGAGAGATAATTGGTACTTTGTACTACAAAACCCGTAAACTCTCCCTAAACAGCTCCTAATACAACCTCACCCTAATTCCCACACCTATCCTTAATAAGATAGCGAATATTACTAACTAAACACAACCTAAAGGATATTAATATGTCTCCGGAACTAGCATTAATCATTGCACATGTCCTAATCATCATTTCATGGTGTGGTATGTGCTACTTAATTATAAAAGACTGCCACAAAGGACACCATTATGAACAAAGAACAAACAATTAAAGCTATTAAAGCTGGTAAGAGAGTAACTATACCTATTATGACTAATAAACAACCTCAGTCATTAGAACAAGTACTACGTGACTTAGTCAATGCTGTAACAAGTGAAGGTAAAATCAAACGACTAGGTCATAATAACTTCACTGTTTATAGTGTATCTGCTCAGTCCACTCTTATTGCTAACGCTTTAGAATCAATCAAACAACTACCTGAAAATGATCCTCGTAACAATGAGGAATATCCTAACTGGTAGTATGTAAATCAAAATCAATCTTTATAAGATGAAGTTAGTGCTTACTAACATAACCTAATCGGCTCATTTGAGCCGAATATACTACTAATTGGAGTACACTATGTCTACACTATCAATGGAAATAACAATGACTACTTCAGCATCAATGCAACGTCATACTCTGATCAAATGTATTGAAATGGACTATCATGATATCTATGAAACACCATTAGATCATAGTGAATTACCTTTACATACATACACTTATGAACACTTACAACTAATAGATCAAATGCAATTAGACGATCTATGTAAATAGGAGTACCACAATATGCGTAATCAACAAACACAAGATTTATCTACTCGTCTTACTAACGCATGGCGTGAGTGGACAAATATTGAGCTATCTGTATCAGTTGAAGACTTCATTACTGATATTGAGAACACCTGTAATGGTCGTATGATAAGCAAGGGTACTGATGAGAATCAGCAATACTTTCATCTACGAGGTGATGGAGAGATCTTCCATTTCTACTACTTACCGGGTACATCAACATGGGCTTGTAAAGCCTAGGAGTATTTATAATGCATCCAGTTATATTTAGTATGCTCATCGTTGTAACAATAACATGCTTTGGTGCTATTGTTGCAGATCATCGTAAGAACGAACCTAAGCCTCGTACAGAGTATATTCCACTATGTTGGAATCAGACTGTACCTCATGTACCAATGTATCACCCAGCCGCTCGCTGTAATGGTACAATCAAACGATAATGGAGAATAACTATGGGAATACCTTCACAATCACTAACTCAGTTCCGTATCTATTCAGATGGAGAAGTAGTCCATGAAGATAACTTTAAATACAAAGACTTAGGTATAGCTGAAGAACCTACTTACACTGTACATTATATACCAACAGCTATTGTTGACTACATTGGAGATCATTATGTCTGTTAAATGTACAGAATGGACTGAATCATTAGTATGTCATCGCACAATGTTTCACGTATTTAGATTACGTACTGTATCTCTACACCGTAGAATGCAATTACGTAAGCGTGCACTAACATCAATGGGTTGGAGATATCATGATGGAGGAGCTATACGATGATAACTGAACCAAGAGTACAAATGATAATAACTGGTGGCTATTGCATAGCCCAAGTCTTCATTGAACCAATACATAAAATAGTAACTATACTGGCCGTTTACTCACCTTCTTTCAAAAAGAAAGCTGATGCAGAACAATGGCTTACTGATAATACGGAGAAATAACTATGACAATGTCTTACACACTACCTGAACGTAATGAAATAGTAACAGAGATAGGTCAACTTGAGGTTGAACTCAACTTGTCCTTCTCTCCTACACACAATAAGCCAACTTCACAACTGGAAGCTAAACTAAACAAACTACGTAAACTAAAGGAACAGTTATAATGAACTTCTTTATCAACAACTTAGCTGTACTTCTAACTATAGTAGCTATAGCAGGTACAGTAGGCTTCTTCTGGGCTTGTCGTACTAAAGCCACAATAAAGTGGGGTACAACTACAACTGGGCGCTTCTCTTGTAAGGCACCTAACTATTCTAATGTACCTAAATCAATGACTACGTATCGTGACGGATTCCTCCGTTAACCTTACACAAAGTCAAAACTAATCTCTATAACATGAATCTAATCAATAACTTGGAGCAATACATGAAATCAGCTATACTTTTAATATTAATCATGATCTTAGCTATAACTGGCTGGGGAATAAATCTATACAAACTAACTCAATGTGACTTTGTAGCACCTTACAAATGTGAAGCAATACGAACTATTGGTATTGTTCCTCCACTTGGTGCAATTCTAGGCTGGATTCCCATTGAAGATGGTAAACAAACTAAATAACAACAACTTGGAGTAATATATGAATACTTTACCTAACTTAACAAACAACAAAGTACTATATGCAACTGTAGCAGTAGTACGTACTAAATCAACTAAAGTAGTTGTACTTCGTGCTAAGTCAAAAGCTTTCCTTGCAGCTAGTGCAGAGCGTACAGCGCAGCTGGTAGCGAATGCAACTGGCGTTCCTCGTCCTATTACTTTTCATGATGGCGATGTAATGTATCAATAATCGAACTTCGGGCAGGAACGGCGAACGCCTAACCTGTCCTCGTTCTAACCGGAGAAAGAATATGTCGAACCAACAAGCAATACAAATTACACCATCAACAGCTAACTATATTGAATTAACTAATCAATTCAGTAACTTGGCTCATAAATGTGAAGGTCGATTAATGACTGAAGATGAAGAGAGCAAACTCTTTAAAGTAGCAGATACATATGGGATGCTTTTCGGTATAAACCGACAGGAAGCAATTGAACAATTGGAAATGTCTGTTTAAATAATATATCAGGTAGTCGTACTTCACAACACTCTCGCTGACGCTTCGTGTTGATCGTACTCTCTACCTGATTAACTAGGAGAAGAGAGAAGTAGTTCTTGTGAACCAGCTCGCTATGTGACCAGCTTAAAGCATAAATATGTGAATAGCAAACACTAACATGGAAAAATTGAAAATAAACTTTAAATACTTGGAGAAACACTATGAAACAACATTTATTAGTAATATTAGCTATATTAACATTAAGTATTACACCTACTTATGCAACTGAAGGTACCTTCTATTTTGATATTGGAATATCCACCAATTATAATGGTGATGCTATTTATATTGCAGAAAAACATTATGCTATTGAATGGGAAGGGCCTTTTGCAACATTTGAACTAGGATACACAAAGAATGATTGGACAGGTTACGCACTTCATAAATCTTCAATTGAACAACGTGATACTGGGACCAATGAAATAGGCATTAAGCACCGTTTATTTAAGTGGTAATTATATATAAACCTAAATACTAACTATATTTCACTTGGCTCAATTACCTATACCCTATTATAGGGTATACGATAAAAACCTACTATACACTACCTGTACATTAACTGGAGATAAAAATGACAGAAATAACTGACCATAAAGCAATAAAAGATAGTATTGAACCTAATAAACATGTGCGTAAAGTACCATTAAATACAGATCAAATTAGCGCATTTAGTGATGGTATTAAACATGATTTAACTGATATGGGGTATTCTTTTAAATACATCACTTGTGATAAATGTGACATTAATGCTACATGTACAGTAGCATTTGATATTTATAACACAGATGGCGATTGCCTTCTTAAATAACTGGAGAGACTTATGACATCAGTAAAAGATAAAATTGAAGCACGAGAACATCAACGTGCCAAAGAGCATAGAATTATAAAGAATCATATCAAAACCATGGAAACTTGTATTGCTAATGCTCAAGAACATAAGTTACCTACATGCCCATTTATGGAATCAAATCTAGCAGTATTGCGTTATTTATTAAAGGCATATGGTATATGAGTATATGGAAACGATTACATCCTAACGGATGGAACCAACAAGCTAAATATGATGCATTTATGACAGCGTTTGTATTACTATTGGCTCTCATTTTATATGTATTTATGGGATAATTATGGATAATCATATCATATATAACTCACATTTACAGATTGTAGCGGACAGAGAACGTCATGAAGGCTTGAAAGCAGTTCAGCTAATTGTCTATCCAACATCTATAATAGTGACACCAGCAGTCTTACAACTGCATCATGGTATAGACCACACCTCATACTTAGATAACATCAAACATGTAAGTCCTAATGCAGTCTGGTATATATTACCAGCTGGAACTCATGGAGCATCTATTGGATACCATTGTAATGGGGTACGTTATGGCACAGCCCTTAGTGACTATGTCTCATTAGTAAATGTAAAACAAATAACCGGAGAATAACATGAAACAGATCCAAGCAAATCGATTAGTAAGTGTACTTAATATGTTAGAAACATTACCTAAAGAAGCTACCTTTAACATTTCACACTGGGCAAATGATGCAGGCCGTCGTACTGAACCAACTTTGAAGAAAGCATTGGATTGTGGTACTTCTGCTTGTGCAGTTGGCTGGGCTATTTTACTTATCCCTGCATGGCGTAAACAATTCAGCTTCAAAGGCATAGGCTTGTCCTTAAATGAGGGCACTCATATTGAAATGGAACTTAGCACCACATTTAGTGCTATTGGGGAATTTACCGGTATTACTACAACACAGTCAGAATATTTATTTGCACCTTATAAATATCCTGTAATTCATGCAAATGTAACCCCTTCTATGGTTGTTACCCGCATTAAAGGCATATTAGCCGATAATGGGTATGATCTATACTAAGATCAAAAGCAATCTTTAAAAGATGAAAATACCAGTTCCGTTAAATCGGCAGGGGTTGTGCCCTGATTCGTCTGGTTAAAGACCTCCTAACACGGAAGTGAGGGGGCACCAAATTGATTTTGATAGTGGGGTTAAAGAGCTCACTATTAATCGTGCAGCGGCCAGAGAGGCCGGTCTATTCTAGTAGGCGAAATCGGGGGCTAGAACCCTTTATGTGGACTGCACATCTTATTCTCCTAACAGAGATACATCTGGGATATTATAGATCCCCTAGAATCCTTTCAATAGGAGCACACGTTGCTTATTAGCAACAGAAACCAGAAGATGTTTTATAGGCTGTTGTACGCCTCTTAGTTTAACATTGTAGTCACACGCGGGGGGTCGTTGTGTGGCTGGTTTCACCGTATACAAAGTCAAACCCAATCTTTACAATATGAAACTTAAATTCACTTAACTTAAATTAAATTACTGGAGTAACACTATGCAAGACAACCCACTAGCAGCAACAAACCAAAAGAAAGCATTCACACCTAACAAAGGTCACCAGATCTGGTTAGGCGATACTTACGTTGGCTACATTGTAATTGGTGAAAAGAATACACCAAAAGAAACAGTAGCAGATTTACAAGAACCAGATGGTATGGCAGCTATTTTATCTATGGCAGAATTACGTCCATTTAAAGCAGCAGAAGATCGTGATATGAGTTCTGTACAAGAAATCATTGAAAAAGCTAAGCTTGATAAAGCAGTAGCAGCTGAACTAGCTAAAGAAGAAGATTAGAAATACCTTAAATATTGAGAGCCTTATGGCTCTCTCTATTTTTTCCTTCATTAATTCAGGAGTGACATCCATGCAAGATCGCTATACACAACAAGTTCTAGTAGAAAAAAGATACTCACGTAGAAACATACGTGGATTAGTTAAAGCAGATGTTAATCCAGAGCATCTAGTATTTTTAAATATTACTCAACTCATTTATAATTATCGAATGGGAGCTTTTGGTTATTATCAATCAAAAGCAGATAGAGTTATGGCTTTACAAGGTAAATTAACTAATGAAGAAATAGCATCTGAATTATTAGCAGTATTATTACCAATACAAGAAGTAAGTCCAATTCAGTCATTAGCAAGCCAGATTGGCTTAGCATTAGGGTATGACAACATACTTGATGGTGTTAAAACAGGGGCTGAACTTATTGCAGTGTGTGAACAGAGTGGTGCATACACCATCTATAAGCATACAGACGAGTTGAATGAGACTGGAACGCTAAGTGTAAGATCTAACTTCAAACTAGATGATGCAACAGCCGACTTAATAGCTAAGACGAAGTACTTACCACCTATGTTGTGCGAACCAAACGATTGGACGAATAACAAAAACGGAGGAGCGCTACAGGGATCAGGTAGTTGTATACTTGGTTCAATGAATCATCACAATGGTGACCAATCATTAGATGTCTTGAATATACTTCAGCATATACCTTGGCAGTTAAATGAACTGGTTGACTATGTTGAGAAATCTAATAAGGAATTAGATACTCACGATAAATTGACTCAATTTGAGTTAATGAAAAACCAATCAACAGTTGTCTATAATGAGTTAATGGATGGTGGAAACCAATTCTACTTTGAATGGAATAACGATAGTAGAGGACGTATGTACTCACAAGGTTATCATTTACATTTACAATCAACCCAGTATAAGAAAGCAATACTGGATTTCTATGATGAAGAATTAATTACGGGGTAATATGACACATAATGAGATTACTGATATTGAAAACATAATACGACGTGCTCGTAAAGGGCAATCAATAGCCTTAGATTTAAAGCATTCATCTTTAGTAGATAATCTTGAAATGATCATCACTTATGCTGAAGCTTTATTACCAATTAATAACCGATTTAGGAGAGATACATGCAACATTTCGATAGACTGGACGACTCAAAACTTACCATATCTTGAAGATTATGTAGATCAAGCAGATGAGCCAATGTTATATCTTAAGGCTGTTAATGCTCTTCGTAAAACTGAAGCTGGTCTCACATCTGGCCATGCCATGATGTTAGATGCAACTGCATCAGGGCTACAGATAATGGCAGCACTATCTGGTTGTAAACGTACAGCAGCTCATGTAAACATGATACCTACTGGACAACGGGAAGACGTATATACTCATATGGTAAACGAAATGAATTTCAATCTACCATTACATGAGCATGTAAATCGTAGTGATGTTAAGCGGCCTCTTATGACTCATTTTTATAATAAGATGTCACAAGATACATTGACTGATGTCCAACAGGCAGCATTCTATAATGCTATGGCTGATTCATTTACAGGTGCTCAAGCAGTTATGGATTTAATTAACCAATACTGGGACGAGTATGCATTACAACATAAATGGACTTTACCTGATGGACATGTAGCATGTGTTAAAGTAACTGAAATGGTAAATGCAAGGATCCAAGTTGATGAATTAGCTAATACTACATTCACATATCGATTTGAAGCCAACCAGCCATCTATTAAGAGCAGCTCATTAGTACCTAATGTGATACATAGTATTGATGCTTATATCGCTCGAGAGATGGTACGTATGGCCAACCAACAAGGATTTCAATTGGCTCATATTCATGATGCATTCGCTGCACATCCAAATAACATGGATAAAGTACGAACCAATTATAGATTAATCATGGCTGAACTAGCTGATAGTGATTTACTAGCTAATATCTTGACTGAATTAGCAGGAACACCACAATCAGTAAATAAGTTAAGTAACAATCTATTTATAGATATTATGGATAGTGAGTATATGTTAAGTTAATAATATAAATTGCGTGCATCCGCACGCTTTTGTGATAGTAAAATATAATCTTATAATCTCAAATGAGGACTTTAATATGAAGTAATAGTTTAAAACCTATATAAGAATAGGGATATATATTTTTTTTTTTTTTTTTTTTTAAACTATTGGAGATAGAAATGATTAAAGAATACACACCAACGCATCCAACACGCACATTCCCAAGTAATTGTCCTACAAGTGGACAATTTGTAGTAATATGGGAATATGATAATAAAATATGGTCAGATACTTATAAGCGAGTAGGTAACAATCTATATATCTACAACCACTCCGATAATGACTTTGTTATAATACCAGATGGTAGCTCCTATCCTTGGTTAGGAGCAGATACTACTACTGCTAAATTTTATGCACAATTTGAAGATTAATTGGAGATAGACTATGTGGATTACCAAACAAAAATACAAAGCTCTAATGCACCAAATTGAAGATATGAGTAATAAACTTCAAACAGTAGAAAAGCAACTTGAAGATAAAGTACACAAAAAGACTTTAACTGATGCAACCACATTAGAGTATGGCCCTGCAGATCAATTTAATTATTTAGGTATGAGTTTTCTAAGTTATACCCAAAAAACTATTCCATTTAATGAAGTATTTAATCTAATATTAACTCATTTAAAATTAGATATTACTATCACTGATGCTGTAGAAAGTAAAGTGGTACTTACTAAAACTAAGCCTCCTAAAAAGGAAACCAAATAATGTTTCAAAATATCAAAAACCAAATTGTTAATATGATTAAGGGCCAGGATGAGCCTGCTATTAATTTCATACCTAATCTTATGAAACGTGTTGCTAAAGATACCGATGGTAATCTTGCATCACGTATGAATCGTCAATTCATACCATTAGGTGATTTACAAAAACCTGAACCAAAGAAACCATTAAAAGCATGGGCTGGTGATAAGATTAAGAAATCTATCATGAAAGGTCAATGTGCAGGTAAACGCACTGAAGGTGTAGCTGGTGGAGCAATTCGTTTAATGAAACAAGAACGTATGCTTGATAAAATTCATGGTAATGTAATATTGGAAGGTTTATAACCATTAATAGTAAATGATGGCTGCATTGTCCCCTGTATCCGGGCAAGCAGGGAGTCTGGACATGAGGGTGTCGTGGGACCGGGTGTATATATGAGTTACTACACAAAAGCAGATGAATAGGTGGGAACTGCTTACACGGTGGGTGTACCCGTGAATAAACTATTGTGGGTGGAGGAAGTAGAGGTTGCAAACGTCGAACCCTATGAAACCAGACGTAGATCACCAACTAATTATATAAGGAGGAAGTATGTGGATAGAACAACTAAACAGCTACTTCTCCGAACTAGATATAGCAACAAAAGAACTTTCATGTCTTGAAGGAAACTTGAGTGTATACCTCGACATGACTCATTTTAACGGATTGGCTCCCGGGTCAGTCCAAGCAGCTAAGCAATACTTAGCATACGCTCCAGCTCGTATAGTGGAATTAAAAATTAAACTTAACAATGGAAGGATACCAATATGTCTGACTTACCAAAAGTCCATAAAGCTGAAGGTAGTAAAGTTCCCGTCAAAT